CGGCCCGGACGGGCGCATCCACGGCAGGGTCATCACCAACGGGGCCGTCACCGGACGCTGCACCCACAACTCCCCGAACCTCGCGCAGATCCCGGCACGGGGCCAGTACGGGAAACAATGCCGCGCCCTGTTCGCCGCGCCTCCCCCGCTCGTGCAGGTGGGGGCCGACGCCAGCGGGCTTGAACTGCGGATGCTGGCCCACTACCTCGCGGCATATGACGGCGGGGCCTACGCCAAGGTGCTGCTCGAAGGCGACATCCACACCGCCAACCAGCACGCGGCGGGGCTCGAAACCCGCGACAACGCGAAGACGTTCATCTACGCCTTCCTCTACGGAGCCGGAGACGAAAAGCTCGGCTCCATCGTGGCCCCCCTCGCCTCTTCCGCCGTCCAGACCAAACGGGGACGTGCGCTCAAGGACCGCTTCTTCCGGTCATTGCCCGCCATAAAACGGCTCATCGACGACGTGCAGGGCGTCCTCACCGGACCGGGCAAACGCCCCTACCTCATCGGCATCGACGGGCGGCACCTGCATATCCGCTCCTCGCACTCGGCCCTGAACACGCTCCTGCAATCCGCCGGGGCCGTGCTCATGAAACTCGCCACGGTCATCTTCCACATGGAAGCGCAACGGCGGGGGCTCCGGTTGGGCGGGGACTACGCGCAGGTGCTCCACGTCCACGACGAGGCGCAGTTCAACACCACCCCGGAAAAAGCCGACGCCCTCGGCAAACTCTTTGTGGAATCCATCGAGCTTGCGGGGCGTCATTTCGGGATGCGGTGCCCGACGACCGGAGAGTTCAAGGTCGGGGCGAATTGGGCTGAGACGCATTAGTTTCTTTCTATAGGGGCACAGTCTTTAACTAAAAGGATAGGGCCTTTTACTCCAGAATAAAAATCAATAGATCCTTCATGCTCAAGGATAGCAGCAATACGTGACATTTCCCATGTACTCCATTTCAATGTATATTTATCGGATATATTTTTTAATATTCGATATAAAGAACCTCTCTCTTGAGAGAGAGAAAATGATTCCCCCTTCTTAGCGAGTCTGCGTAGAAGAATATTCCAGTGCTTATTTTCTATGTATTGACTATGTTCCATCTTTTCATCAAATATTTCAATACCTCCAACTATTCTTCTATAAAAAAATAAACTAGGTTTTCCCTTTGATGTTCCTATCGTCTGTAAACCTTTCATGACTTCCCCTTTTTTCTTTCTATATACACTAAAGGATACTTATATGTCCAACACCACCTATTCCCTTCTCCCCGTCACCCGCATCGCCGCCGCCCCCCGCGCCCACGCCGACATCACCCTCGGCTTTTCCAAGCGCGGCGACCTGTCCCTCATCTTTTCCCCGGCCTTCCTTGCCGAACATGCGGCCCTCGGCGTCGGCTCCAAGGTCCTCCTCGCCTACAGCGCGGAAGCCAAGAAGCTCCTCATCGCGCCGCCTTCCGCCGAACAGAAGGAACACCTGCGCACGGTACGCAAGCGCGTGGGCTTTCCCGGCGCGGGCTACGTGTTCGTCTCGGCGCAGAACCTTCCCGAAGACATGCCGCGCCCCGAAAAGCAGCGCGAACCTGTGCTGTGGGAACCGGAGGAAAACGGCGCGGTGGCCCTCGACCTCAGCCGCTTTGCGTAACCCTCATGAACCCCGCCCTCTTCTCTTCCGCCAAGGAAGATTGGGAAACTCCCCGCGAGTTCTTTGAACGGCTCGACGGGGAGTTCCATTTTGATCTGGACGTGTGCGCCTTCCCCCACAACGCCAAGTGCCTCGCCTACTTCACCAAGGAAGACGACGGGCTGGCGCGGGATTGGGGAAAGCACACCTGCTGGATGAACCCGCCCTACGGCAAGGACATCAAGGCATGGATGACGAAGGCCCTCGACGCTTCCCGGCGCGGGGCCACGGTCGTCTGCCTCGTGCCGTCACGCACCGATACGGCATGGTGGCACGACACGGTGATCGCGGGCGGCGCGGAAGTCCGCTTCGTCCGGGGCAGGCTCCGGTTCGTCGGGGCCGAGCATCCCGCGCCCTTCCCGTCGGCGGTGGTGATTTTCAGGCCGCCGCCGTCGCCATCACAGCAAAAGGAAACGAACGATGAAAACAACGATCCTCAGTGAATACGGCTTCCATGAAGCCCTGCTCGGCATGGGCCTCAGCCACGGGAAGACCTCCGGCATCACCTCCCTGTGGGACATACGCGACGATGCCAGCCTCAAGGAACGCGCCTTGAAACTCGCTGGCCTCGGCAGCGGGCACGACAAGTTCCTGCGCATGATCGTCGTCACCCTCGACATCACGGCCCCGCTGTACTGGTGGAAGCAGTTCGACACCTACAAGGTCGGCACGGTCGCGCAGTCTGAGTCCACCATGCACACGCTCATGAAGAAACCGCTCACCCCGGAGATGTTCGAGGGCGGGCTGTTCCCTGATTTAGTGAGGAGTCTCAATGTGGTTGGCAAACAGGATGGCTTTGAAACCCTGAACCGCTGCCTTCCGCAATCCTTCCTCCAGCGGCGCATCGTGCAGGCGAACTACGCGGTTCTCGCCAACATCATTGTCCAACGCACGGGGCACAAGCTCCCCGAATGGAAAACCTTCATCGAATCCGTGCTGTGGGGCGTGCAGCGTCCCGAACTGCTGCGGAAAGCGGCGGGGATCTCTCATGAAACAGCCAGCGCATAACGCCCCGTACCTCCTCATCGACGCCGACGTCTTGGCCTACCGAGCCGCAGCCGGGGCCGAGAAGATCATCCGCTTCGAGGAAGATTCCTGCTTCCCACTGTGCTCCCTCGCGGACGCCCAAGTCGCCTTCTTCGGGCAGCTTTACGCCATCCTCGACCAGCTCGGCACCAGCGACTACGCACTCTGCTTCTCCGACGACCACAACGGCGGCTTCCGGCGCAGGCTGTTCCCCGGCTACAAGGCCAACCGCGACGGCAAGTCACGCCCCGTGGCCCTCAAGTTCCTGCGCGAGGGCCTGATGCGCGGCGACAATCCGGACGCCCCCGTCTACATCAAGCCCGGCCTTGAAGCCGACGACTGCCTCGGCATCCTCGCCACGCTCCCCTCGTTCATGGCGGGGCGGCAAAAGGTCATCGTCAGCGTGGACAAGGACATGAAGGGCATCCCCGGCTTCTTTTACGACATGGGCAAGCCCGACCTCGGCATCCAGACCATCAGCCGGGAAGACGCCGACCTCTGGCACATGACGCAGACCCTCATCGGAGACGCCGCCGACGGCTACCCCGGCTGCCCGAAGATCGGCCCCATGACCGCGAAGAAGCTGTTCGACGGCATCCCCCGCGATTACGGACACCTCTGGCCCGTGGTGGTCAGTGCCTTTGAAAAGGTTGGCTTCGGGGAAGCGGAAGCCGTCACACAGGCAAGGCTGGCCCGTATCCTGCGGGCCGAAGATTGGGACTTCAACACAAAGGAAGTGAAACTATGGACGCCGCCCAGTACCTGCAAGACCAGATAAGACCGCCCTACTACACCCGGTTCCGCATCGAGCCGTTGGCCTTCATCACCATGAACCATCTGGATTTCCTGCAAGGGAACATCATCAAATACGTCTGCCGTTACGACGGCAAGAACGGCGCGGAAGACCTCATGAAGGCCCGCCGCTACCTCGACGAACTCATCACCAGAACGCAAACGGAGGAAGGCCGGAATGCAGCGGCAACACGATAACGATCATCTCGCCATGCTTGCCGAGTTCATGACGGCGATGGAACAGCCCGTCAGCCAAGGTTGGGAAGACCTCGAAGGCAGCATCCTTGGCGTGAACCTCATCACCGAGGAGGCACGAGAGCTGGGAGATGCTCTGCTCGCCCTCAGCTGGAGCGATGAACCGGACACCCGCGAAGCTTTCATCAAGGAGCTTACTGATCTCCTCTACGTCTGCTACTGGACTGCCGCCAAGATCGGCATCGACGCCAACGAAGCCTTCCGCCGCGTCCACGCCTCGAACATGTCGAAGCTCGGCCCGGACGGAAAGCCCGTCAAACGCGAAGACGGCAAGGTCCTCAAAGGGCCGGGCTACCACGCCCCCGACCTCTCCGACATCGTGAGGCACGTCCCCGTCACCCTCGCCTGATTCCCCGTTCCCTACATTATAGAAAAGGATACACCCGCCATGAAGACACTCTACCTTACCTGCGGCCTGCCGGGTTCCGGCAAGACCACCTACGTCAACGCCCACCTCGCCCCCAAAGGCGTACAGGTCGTCTGCCCCGACAACCTGCGCCTCGCCTACGGGCACAGCTTTTACGGCCCCATCGAGCCGCATATCCACGCGCAGGTCTACCTCACCGTCCGCGCCCAGATGTACCGGGGACTGGATGTGGTCGTGGACGAATGCCATGTCCGCGCCGACCACCTCAAACGCTGGCGACGCCTTGCCGACGAGATGGGCTATGAGATGAAGCTGATCCGCTTCTCCGTCCCCGCCGAAGACTGCAAAAAACGCCGCGCCGCGCAGAACCCCAACTTCCCGCTGGAGGTCATCGACCGCATGGCGGACAGTCTCGGCACGGACTGGCGCGACATCGCCGCCCTGTTCCGGGGGAAGATCATCACGATCATCCCCGACGGCGAAACGGGGGCCGACGAAGCATGATCCGCCTGCCCCAATCCTACGACGAGGGCTTCTGCTCCCTCCTCGAGAGGCTCCGTTCGACATACCCGGCGGAGCTTTTCCGTCTCGAAGGCATCCACCCGGATCAGCTCGACATCAACGCGGTGAGCCGGGACTATTTCAAGACCTCAGACAGGAAGGGCTCCGCCACGGCGGACCACTCCATCGACCCCAACGCCAACGTGTCGGGGCGGGACGTGATCACCTTCAACTATGAGGTGCCCAAGTCCCTCATGAAGCTGAACAGCCTGTACAACCTGTGGAAAACCATGAAGGAGCTGTACGGGCGGGACGATGCCGACCAAGCCATAGAATACGAAATCAACGGCACCCTCTATATCAACGATGTGTGGGACATCGGGCGTCCGTACTGCTTCAACTACTCCACCTACGACATCGCGCTGGAAGGGCTCAAAATGGGCGGACGGCTGAACATCGATCCGCCCAAATCCCTCAACGCCTTCCTGCGGCAGGTGGAGCAGTTCACGGTCTACGCGGCGAACTCCACCCTCGGGGCCACGGGGCTTGCGGACCTGCTCATCGTGGTCAGCCGCTATGTGGACGACATCCTGACCACGGGCTATGACCACCACGTCAAAATCGGAAAGGCCCCCCGCGTCTGGACCTACGTGAAGGAGTCCCTGACCTCCCTCATCTACACCCTGAACTGGGAGTTTCGGGGCAACCAGTCCCCCTTCACCAACGTCAGCGTGTATGACCGCCATTTCCTCAGACAGCTCGTGCCCGCCTACCTCATCGGCGGCACGGCCCCGGACATCGAAACCGTGGAGAAGGTGCAGGATCTCTTCCTCGACGCCTACAACGAGACGCTGGCCCGCACCCCCATCACCTTCCCGGTGGTGACGGCCTGTTTCAGCGCCGCGCAGGGTTCCGACGGCGGCGGGCGCACCATTCAGGACAAAGCCTTCCTCAA